GTAGTAGGCTAGTCCCGCAGCAAGGCATGGGTAGAACCGAAAGGGAACCTGAACGGTGTTTACGCCGGACGAGGCATCGTCCATGCGGACCAATCTGTCAACGATCAGGTCATAGGCTTGGTCTGGCGTAGGCCAGAGGTACAGAACCGGCGTAATCATGCGGTTGATTGTGTACTGGACGGGACGGCCCGTTGTGGTCTTGTTTGGAATGTTCAGGTAATAGTCGCGGCTGATCCGATCCACCGTCAGATCAATGTTGGCGATGCTACTACTGTTGTTGGGCATCTGAACGACAACAGTCAGGAAGTCGATGACAGATGCGGGGAGATTATAGCTGGCGCTGGCGGATGTGACAGGAATTGTCACCCTCTCAATGGTCCACTGGTTGAGACCACGATTAGCCCACTCGGCAAGCAAAAGGTTCAAGCTTCTGCGAGCAGTGCGCTGGTCATATCCTGTACGGATCTCCAGACCACACCGCTCATAGGCTTCCTCGATGTACTCAGCTACATCAAGTTCAAACGTCTTTGTTCCCGAAAGGGCCATATTAGCACACCGAGGTAGACTTAGTACGAGCCATACCCTGACCCTTGGCCGTCACCATACCGCCGCCAGCCTTGCAGACCATGCCGCCTTCAGCATACCCCGAAACCATGCCACCGTGGTTGAGGCCCTTCATGGACTTCTGGGTGTCGTGCTTCGTGTCAGCCTCGGAGGACTCCCACTCCTTCATAGACATGCCGCGCTTTTTGGCAAGCTTCTTGTCCTGTGAAACGTCCTCCTTGGACCCCTCCCACATGCCAATATTCATTAGTCCTGTTGGTGATTTACCGGCCATATCAGAACATCCTCATTTTACCTTGACCGCGCTGGGCGACCCCCGCGCCACGGACGGAACCGCCACTCTTCATGGAGACCATGCCGCCTTTCTTGTATCCATCTTTATCAACTTCTTCCGAGTAACCTCTTATTAGCATTCCAGTCTTTTTATCGGCTTGGTTAAATTCTTCCGCCTTTTCAGGCGAATACGTTTCTACTCCTTCCAGCCTGTGCCGCGCGTTTAATTCTTTTTGTTTACGGAGCGAGGAATCTGCTAAATCGCTGGCGGTCTTACGTCTTTCGTTCGGCGTATCCCCACGAACATATTGTTTTCCGGGGGAAACCGTGATGATTTTATCGTTGTCCATGATCCTATCCCTTCTTGGATTTACCAGCCTCAGACAAGGCGATGGCAATAGCCTGCTTTGGGTTCTTGACCAACGGACCTTTCTTCGATCCAGAATGAAGGGATTTGGTCTTGAACTCGTGCATGACTTTGCCGACCTTCGCTTGCGCTTTGGTTGGCTTTTTCACTTCTTCTTCCCCTTGCCCATCATCATTATGATGGCGAGGCCACCCTTTTTAGAGGCAGAGCCGCCCTTCTTGAACGAGGGGGTCTTGGAGGGATCCTTGTTGCCCTTCTTGGCAACGCCGCCCTTCTTCATCGCCATCGGCGCAGCGGCCATAGGCATTGCAGGGGCCGCAGCCTTCATAGGCATGTCGGTCATAATGTCGGGGGCCATACGCTGACCCTGACGCGAAGCGCCCATCGCCCGCTTCTTCATGCGGGCACCAGCAACCTCACGCCCAATTCCACCGCGAGACATAGCCATTGTATTTCTCCTCAATAGAGCTTTCGCATTACAAGGATGATTGTGTAAGCATCCCCGGAAGAAGCATCGAGCGTGGTGAACAGGATGTTTCCCGTCTTGCCCGTGCCAGCGTTGTTGTCCAGACCACCGAAGCTATCGAAGTCCATCGTCTGAGCGGCGTTCTGCGGGAACGTCAGGATGGTGACGTTTGTCGAGGCTCCCCACAGCAAACGAACCTCCATGCCGTGCGTCAGTCCGTAGATCCTGTCGATCTGGACGCCCGTGCAAGCCTTACCCTGATAGGAGGCCAAGGTGGAAACATCCACCTTGGTTACAGCGGACTCACCCGTGCCATCCGAGGCATTGGTGAACTTCATAACTAGGACCTTATCCCCCTGAAAGAGGGTCTGTGTGGCAACTGCGTCAGCCATCAGAGCCTCCTATTAGGGGTTGATGACACCGGGCTGAACGTAGCTGACAACCAACCAACCAGTGCCAGTGCCCGTATTTGTAGAGGTGAGCTTGATACGAACATCAAGGGTTCCGCCACCGACGCTGTACCAGTTGCCGATACGAGTCGCATCAGCGCCAGCGGTGGCAGTGATAATGCCAAGGGTTCCGCCAGCAACCGCAGCCGCTGCGGTCAAAGCCGTGGCGGAAGCACTCGTACCAATACCAAGCGTGGAAGCAACGCCGCTCCAAATCACGCCGACATAGAGCTTGATATCGGTGATCGTGCTGCCCGCAGGGAGGACAATGTTTGTCGTGTAGACGCCATCCGCACCGGGACCGGCTTGCGTGACAGCTTCTGACTGCATGAGGACGACGTTGCCGGTGTTGGCTACGTCCTGACCAAGTGTCGTGCCGGTCGTGAACTTGATAGGACCAGCTTTAATTGGTCCAGAGAATGTTGACGTTCCCATTATGTTCTCCTGTCGTGGGGTGTCTGCCAAGGGGCAGTCAGGGACAAAAAACAGTATACATGAAAAAGGGGCCGGTACAATACCGGCCCCTTCGTTTCAGAGGTCTTCCAAGTGCAGTTACGCGCCGGGGGAGCCGTACATCGCACGGGGGTCAGACCAGCCGAAGCTGTAACGCTCGCGAGCTTTATAACGGACGTTGCCCGTTTCAAAGTCGCCTTCCATCGCCGTCTTGATAGGCGAACGAACGAAGTGCTTCATACCGTTCGGGGCATCGGTCTTGATGTACCAAGAATCCGTGTCGGTGATGAAGTGGTTAACGGTGAAGCCCTGAGGCATGTAGCCACCAGACTTCAGAGCGTTAATGTCGTTGTCGCTTGTCGAGACACGCTGCTCGGACTTCAGGATACGCTCGGCAGTGAACTGAAGGCTCGCCGGGATGATGAGCTTCATGCCACGCAGGGCAACCTTGATGCCACGCTCGTCGATGAAACCAGCGATGTCGATCAGAGCCTGTTCGAGAGAAGTCTCGTTCAGATCCGAAGCAGTCGCCAGAGTATTCGACCAGTTGCCGCCACCAGTGGTGGGGTGCGCGCTATTAATGAGCGAAACGCCGTCGCCGCCCAGATAGCTGGACGAGAAGGCGTTGTTCAGAATGGACGCAGCCGTCACCTGCTTGGTGTTGGACATCGAGCGAGCCAGCGCACGGGTATAGCGGGCGCTGAGTTTGTCGTAGAGGTTGTCCTCTACAGCTTCCTCAGTGATCGCAAAAGCCAGCGCGATGGTGTTGTGGGTGTAGCGAGCAGTGAAAGCTTCGCCAGCCGTGTCATACACGATGGCTGCGCCTTCGCCCTTTACAGGGGCCTGACCGAAGCCAGACAGCATAACCTCTTCCTCAAACGCACGATCCGAAGTCTCCGTATCGAAGATTTCAGCGTGTTCGTTGTCGTAGCGGTCGTACTCCATACCAAAGAGGGCGTTAAGGCCCGGCTCCAGTTCTTTAAGGAGTTGTGAACGAGTGATTGCCATTGTTCAAACTCCCTTTAGATACCCGCACCAGTACCGTTAGCATTATAACGGTAGAAGTGGTTGTTGAGGAGGACGATAGCCAGACGACCAGCAGCAGCAGCATCCGAACTGGCAGGAGTGTCCTCGAAGCCAAGAATGCGCATGTTGAGAGTATTGGTCGTGGTAGCCGTCGAGACGGCGAGCTTGCCAGCAGACAGGCCCGAAACAGTGCTGCCGGTTGTCGCGGTAGCAAAGTTGGCATTGGCGTGGACAAGAGAGTCCGCAGCCGCAGCATCGCAGTTAATCAGGAAAGCCTGATCGGGGTGGGCGGAGACGATGCCAGTAGCAATGGAGTTCGCATAGCAAGCAGCGGTGCCGGGGTAGAAGGGCGACCAACGGGGTTTGCCCGTAAGGTCAATGTAGTTACAGCCAAGAAACGCGCCCAGAAGGGGGACAGTGCCGCCAGCAGCAGAGCCGACAACATCAATCATGCCGTTCGCCAGCGGGATAACAGGAGTGCCCTGATAGATCACGCTGGAAGAACCGGCAGTAGCCGCAGTCTGAATAGAGAACACAATGTCGCCATTGGTGTTCGCGCCGCTTCCAAGCATACGATACGGGCGAAGCCCGAACGAGGCATTGATATTTGCCATTGCTCAGATCCTTGTGGTTATTCGGAGGAACGATTTCCGCCGAAAGTTACCCGTGATTGTCGCTCGGGACGAACCATAGGCATTGAAGGGTGTTGCTCACGCATAAGGTCGTTGTCTACCGCCTGAAGCTGCTGTTGAGTTTGCTTCCGGAAGTAATCAGTCCTCTGGCGAACAAGTTCATCTGGAATACGCGCAAGGACCAATCCTCCAACTGCGATAACGCCAGCATGTTTGCCGTCGTTGATGGTGGGGAGATCCCATTCGGGGTATTCCTCGGCGCGAACTAGCTCAAAGCCTTCGCGTGTACGTGCGGAAACATTCTTCCGGTCGTCGTGTCCGTTGGCTTCCATGCGGATCCAACGGTGCTTGTACCCCTCGGGAGCCGGGGGTGCGTCCAAACTGGACGGGGGTTTCCACACAAGTGGGCGCGATTCTTTATCGCGGACAGTCTCTGATCTAGGAGTACGGTTAACAGTCATTTGACTAACCCTGCTGCTGTATCCGAGCATGTCTAGCATACTCTTCTAAACTAACTCCTAGCGACTTGGCAACCCTGATCTGGCTTTCAGACAGT